CTTCGGCGGGAAGATTCCGTGTTTCTCTTTGTACTTATGCGCTGCCCAACCAATCTTGAATCCTCTTTGGCGGGCATAGGTCATAAGCTCTGCGTAGAACTGTCTACTTGCGTCTTTAGCCGCGTTACCCTGCCCAAGCTCAACCATTTCACCCGGAACGCTTGTAACCGTTTGTGTGGGCAATCTAACGTATCCACACGCACAGACGGGGCCAAGCATCAACGCCTTGCACTTAGGACAAGTACAATCCTTTTTCTTCTTCTCAGTCGGTTCCCTCTTGGCCTTCTCGCCCTCGGTAGACAGATCGCTCACGCCGTTGGAATACACGTCATCCCAATCTTCCATGAAGCGAATGTAATTACCCGAATGGTCAAGCCATACTGCGAAGTCTTTGTCTGGGTACGAGCGCATGGCACGTCCCATCTGTTGAACGTGTGAGGATAGAGACTTGCTAAAAGGTCGAGCCGAAATGCCAATCATAACGTCTGGAACATCGAACCCTCGCGTGAGGATGTCAGTCGCAATCAATCCATTAATGGTTGTGTCCGGTCGGGCAAAGTCTTCAATGGTCAGTCGTTTGAACTCATCATCTTCTTTGTAAGAGATCGAGACAAAGTTATAACCCTGCTCTTTGAACTGGCGTTCCAAATCTTTTCCATGCTCAACCCCCGCACAAAAACAAATCGTCTTGCGGGGCTCACCAAAAACTTCATGAGTTTTCTTGATCCACTCGGCTACGATGTCACCCGTAATCTTCTTACCTGATTCTGTTACATCGCCAGTTGACCACTCTCCGGCAACCTTCTTGGCTCCGGTCATGTCGATCTCTTTGCAGATATAAACCTTCAGCTTCTTTAGCCAACCTTTGTTGATTAGCTGCTCGGTCGGCAGACCACTCACAACATTCGAGTATAGGTTTCCCAGCCCTGCGCTGAACGGTGTAGCAGTCAACCCTACGACATTGATATCGGGATTGTCTAACAACCAATCATTCGTGGCCTTGCGTGAGATGTGGCACTCATCAACTATGATTAAATCGAAGTGCGGGAAATCCTTCCTGCGTTCGAGCGTCTGTGCGGAACAGACCTGCAACCTTTCGTAAGGTCTCCATCTCCAATGCTGAGACTGCATCACGCCATGATCTATACCGTACTTGGCTAACCTCTGGGAGGTTTGATCTACCAGTACGATCCGATCTAACACCATCGCTGCACGGTTGTATTTATCCGCTACCGCTTTCATAAGGTGCATGGCTACTTCTGTCTTACCAAATCCTGTCGGCGCGTAAAGCAACTGCCTCTTGTGTCCTGCTTTAAATCCGTCACGCAATTTTTGAACGACATCCTGCTGATGTTCGCGTAGCGATAAATCCATGTTGTCTCCCTGCCGAGGAACCGCCTCGGCTTCGGTCAGGCTGCTTGTTTTTCTGCTTTTTCTGCTTTCTTCTTCCAGAATGTCACTTGCTTCATAAGCTCCGCATTCTTTTGTTGGAAGTCATTCCTGCTCGATGTAACTGCTGCTAGGTCACGCTCAAGGTCTTTGACTTGTTTGCGTAAGGCATTAATTGTTTCCAATGCTGACAGCTTTTCTTCTTCCGTTGCATCCATTTGTTGAACCGATAACTGAGCACGAAGGTTTTCGTTCTCGTCTGCAAGTTCGGTAACTTGGGTCGCAAGTTCTATGGTCTTGGTGTCTTCCAGCACCACTTCGACTTTGACTGGTTCCTTAGCGGGTTTGGCTTCTTCAGTCTTGGGCTCAGTCAACTTAGCTGGCTTGCGGGGTTCTTGCACAAAAGTCTGATCACCACGCTTAACGATCTTTGACTTTTCCTCTATACCCATTTCATTGCGTAAACGCTGAACGGCCTGTCTAGATAAGTTCACTAGCTTGGCAACTTCTGCGTCCGTTGCGTCTGAAAACTCCATGTCATCCAATACTGTACGGATCGCTTGAATCTTATCGTCTTTGGTACGGCGCAAACCGTGAGTTGCATTTGCACCTACGCTAAAGAAGATCGCATCTCGCTGCGTACCATTACGTACCAAAGCAGGGATTTCTGTTAATCCCGCTTTCTTATAAGCAAAGTACCGATGGAATCCATCAGCTAACCAATAGTTTGTGCTATCAAAAAATATGTCTACCGGGGGAAGCGTCGCGCCTTCGAGTATGGAGTCTGCGTATTCCTGAATTACCGTTTCGTTGATGTTCTGTCGGGGTTGCGTACCACCATCTATGCGAATCTTGCTTATATCAATCATGTTATCCCTCTTTGTTAATTGCAAACACATGGTAACATTTGTTTTCATGTCTTTGCAATATATTTTATAATGAACCGCACTTCTGTTCTGCCACACGACCCGCAAGTCGTGCGTTCAACAATCGTACCGTCTTTGCGTTGGTGCGTATTTTCGCGGAGGTGACCCCCGCAGGGGCAGGCCCCGGTCATAAACTATATACCTATATCGTAATAGTGTTTCTTAGGAAACGGCTGGGAACGTGAGCAAAAATAACCCAAACCCATCTGAGTAGATAGGTTTGGTTGTTTCTTGAGGTATCCGTGTGGTTACCGCGAGCCGAACGCATAGATACTTACCATTCGGTTAGGGACTTTACCTCAGTATCAGGCCACATCTGGCTCCCTACAGGCTTGCGCCTACAACCGCCATCGCTAGTGTGATGAATCATTCTACTAGCACAACTACAACAGGCCGAACCGAGCAATGCTATCTGGACGCATAAACCTGTTGCAGTCTGATCGCACAAAGAAAAACCCCGCAAGGCTTAGGTGGGGCGGCTCTGGCGTGAGCAGACTTGGGCGCTGAGAAAGTAGACTTTTTCCATCTTTTGAATGGGAACCGCCTTCAGTCCTGACACCCCACCTAAACATTACGGGGTTTTTTACTACTTTCTCGACGCCTGATCCGCCAAAATCAGACAACGTAATTATTGTCCACTAAGCTCCAGTATGCAACTAATTTTTGAGCAATTTTAAAAAGGTCTATCTTGCTCAAGTGGGCAAGATACAAGTCATTGATTTAACAAAACAAAAAAATCGGGTTGACACGATCATTTATTTATGTTCTAGGTATATTTAAAAAAAACCCCCGGAATACTCGACGGGGGCGATGTGAGTAAGTAACTCACCAAGGGAGGAGACGAGCGCACTATACCACACTTTCCCGAATGTCAAGTTCCCGGACTTCCCAAAACCTTCCCTTCTTATGCCATCCATGCACGAGTATTTGTATTCCAGAACTGAGCACCACCGGATATAATTCGTGCTCCCGAATCTTGGTCACTCTGGCTGCGACGTTTGTGTAACTGGTTGACTGCACCCCAACGACGCTACCCTCGCTGATGCAAAGCACATCTATAAACCCAAACAGATCCTTCTTAGTCTTGGTAAACGAATTCCATTTCTCGACAACCTCGACGTGATAACCGCGATCACGCATGAGTTTCATGCTTCTTTGGGTAGGCGTAACCGACATAAAATATTCCTTGCAACACATGAAATAGTGTGAGTACAATGTGTTTCCTAAAGGAGACACTATGATACTCACAAATAAATTTAATCTGCCGGAGACGATAGTAAACGTTCTCAGACGGCCTACATACAGTAAGGGAAACGCGAATATCAGCGCAACTGGTTTGTTGAAGTCGCCTCGAATATTCCAGCTTGAGATTCAACATCAGGATGAACTTGAGCAGGACGCTTCTGAAATGGTTTGGAGCCTGTTTGGTACGGCTATTCATGGCGTACTGGAGCATGGCAAGGATAAGCACCATACCGTCGAGGAAAGACTGCATGCGGAGTTCGAGGGTTGGCAGATTTCTGGAGCCATCGACCTACAGCGGCACTACGAGGATGGCGTCATCATCTCTGACTATAAAACTACTGGTGCATGGGCGGTGATGAATGAGAAGAAGGATTGGGAATACCAACTCAACATCTATGGTTGGTTAGTTCAGAAGGTGAAAGGGTCGAACGTCAAAGGTCTGGAGATCGTTGCCATCATTCGTGACTGGAGCCGCAGAGATTCCACGACCAAAGAAGGGTATCCAGAAGCACCTATCAAGGTTATAGACATTCCGCTCTGGACGTTCCAAGAGCAAGAAGATTTCATCCGCGAAAAGATCAAACTCCATTCAGCAGCAGAGTTTGCACGGATCACGGGCGAAGAGATTCCCTACTGCACTCCTGAGCAGATGTGGGAAAAGCCGACCGTTTGGGCGGTAAAGAAAGAAGGTGGAGTAAGAGCCAAGTCAGTATGGAACACGGAGGAAGAGGCGCATGCCGCATTATCCAAGGGTGATGTCATTGAAGTTAGGCCGGGTCAGCGAACGCGATGTGAGAGTTTTTGCAACGTCCGAAACTTTTGTAATCAGTGGAAAGAATTTAACCAAGGGAGAGACAACAATGGCGAGTTATAAACAGCAGAACGTAGAGTTGATGGAAAGATTAACAGCAGCAGTTGGAAAAATGATTGAACAGGAACAGGACATTACAAACCTTCGGTTTGAAAATCTTTCGTTGCGAGAGTCTATTGAAACGGAACATAAAAGGTTGGTTGATGATGAACATTTAAACTCCGAGTTAAAAAAGAGCCTTCGAGAAATGCAGGAATCAAATGAATTGTCTGCCAGAATAATACGTAAGTTGTTAAACGCAATGGATAAAATGGAAGGTGAGTTCTAATGAGCGTATACCAAAAACTGATGGAAGCTCGCGTCAAACTTGCTGAAGCCAACTTGAAAAAGAGTGGGCATAACAAGTTTGCCGGGTACTACTACTATGAGCTGGGTGACTTCCTGCCAACGGCGATGAAGATTTTTTGCGACCTAAAGTTGTACGGCGGTGTTTCGTATGGCAGAGATGTAGCAACCCTGACCATCGTGGATACAGAGAAGCCAGAATCCACCGACCATATCTTTTACTACTGCCCGATGTCTACGGCTGAATTGAAAGGATGCCACCCTGTACAGAACCTCGGCGCGGTACAGACGTACATCCGCAGATACCTTTGGACAGCAGCACTTGAACTGGTCGAGCACGATGCTATAGACGCAAGTGAGCCAGCCGGTATTAAAAAAAGTGAGTTAGAGACGGTAGAAAAGAAGGTTGCTAAACCAATAGAGGCTCCCAAGAAAGAACCGTTGGGTCCGATTGCTGAAGCTAAAGACTTAACAAACGAAAAGCCGAAGGATGAAACCCCGCAAAAGCCTTGGACGATTACCTTGAAATCGGACACCGCTTTGTTTGTTCCTTCGTTTGTAGAGTCCGCTCAATTTACGTTGCAGTTTGCGAAGAGCGAAGAGGATGTAAAAGAGATCTTCCGTGTAAATAAGTTTATGTTTGACGAACTCAAGCGTCAGTCCGTAGAGCAATACGACGCGCTGATGGTTGCGTTTAAAACACGTAAGAATGATTTGATTAAGGAGTAATCATGAAAGAACGTATCTATGTAGTAAGAGGGCCAAACACAACCCATCTGGTAAACGCGCCTAGTAAAGCATCTGCGATTGCGTTTATCGCGGACAGTCAGTTCACGGCTGACGTTGCAAGCCAGATGGATCTGGTAAACCTTTTAACAGACGGCATCAAAGTTGAATTCGCTCGTGTATCAAACCTTGACTTAGAACTAGGAGATAAATAATGGCTGAAGCATACCCAAACAGTGGCGCACTCTGGACTCCAAAGTTTCCAAAGAAGCATGACAAGGCTCCAGACTTACGCGGTGACATCAAGATTGAAGTTGATCTTTTATCCGAACTTATGCAGAACGCGGAAGATGGATTGGTTACGATCAAGATAGACGGATGGAAGCGTAAAGACTCAAACGGAAATCATATGGTATCCATCAAGGTAGATACGTATAAGCCACAACAAGCTCGCCAAATGAATGATCCTTGGGATGATTGATATGGTAGATAACATTCAGTTTGAGGCCGTGAAAACGGCTTTACGACAGTCTAAGGATGGGTATTCCCTGTCCTTAGTTATCCATCCAGATGACATACCAGATGAGTTGGTAAAGGATTTTGTTGGCTCTCGATATGTGGTGGTGATGGTTCGGTTAGATGACGAAGACAAGCCAATGGTCCGGGAGAAAGAAACGCCCGGAGCACATGCCGTAAAAATGGCTGCGGTTCTTTGTCGTGATATGGAGTTTTGGTCATGGGTAAATAACGCTTGGGATTTATCTATTACAACCGAAGAGTCTTGTAAGAAGTGGCTATGCGAATACTTAGGCATAGAGTCACGCGCAGAACTCAAAACCGATGCAGCAGCGCGAGGATTGTTTGAAACGTTACGTAACGGTTTTTATGATTGGAGGGGTCAGGATGAAAAGTAAATTAGTGCCGTATAGCGTTTATCTTCCGGTCGAAGTGTATAACAAGATTCGTGAGTTAGCCAAAGAACGCAAAGCATCCTCGGCTGTACGAGACGCAATCATGGTCATTATGGCTGGCGGGAATGAGTACAAGGCTGGATACAACAAAGGTCTTGCTGACTCCATAGGCGTGATTGATCAATGCAAAGAGATTGAGCATATCGCAATCCGCAATAAGTTCTTAGCCGATGTATTGATTGATCAGATCAAAGAACTAGGTGAAGTATGAGTACAAATTCGGAGAAAGTTGCAGCAGAAATCTTTAGGCATATTTCTAAGTTTGATGATGTGGACATATCTCTGCTTTTGTCTGGACTGGCTCTGGTCTTATGTCGTTTATCTATTGTTGCGGAGATCGAAGACGAGGCTGCGATAGAAGCATTCAAGCACACACTCAAGAGCGTTCACGCCAACATGTCCGAAGAAGACAAAAGGATGCACTAATGGAAGATGAAATGCACCATTACTACGCTGGCCTTGCCATGTTAGGGATGATCATTGCCCAAGAGTATGCAGAGGATATTCCACGACTTGCCCACGCTATGGCTGATGCCATGCTGGAGAAACCAGAAGGGATCATGGCGATAAAGAAAACAAAACAAAAGCGGGAGGAAACGTGAAAAACAATATAGGTTGGTTCCTATTGGGCGGGACATTAGCTTTGCTTTGGTGGTCTGCCGGTTACAACTGGGTTCAATCTGCGCGATACGACAAGCTGATTCAAGAGCGCGAGTACATGAAAATAGACTACGACGCTTGCATACAGCGAGTGCAGGAGTTAACGTCAAAAGAGCGGGAGCCAAAGAAATGACTTATGGTCCTCCTGTTATAAAACAATGTGAGCATTGTAAAAAGGAATACAAATGCCCAAACAGCAGGGCGCATAAGTCTAGGTTTTGCACCATAACCTGTCACAATAAGTCTGGTTTACTTCCGCGTATTGAATATACCTGCGTTAATTGTGATGATAAGTTTATGGCGAGACCAGATCATGGTGAAGACCGTAAGTTTTGTAGTCGCAAATGTTTTTTAGATTATTCATTACGTCCTGAACCTAAAGAGTGTGAAAACTGTGGGGGTGTTTTTCTTGCAGGACGTTCTGCCACGGCAACTCGCGGTGATGGAAGAAGAATTTACTGCTCCAAAAAATGTTACACAGAAGGATCGCGCTCTTTTGAGGAACGCCCATGCGTTGTTTGTGGAAAACTTTACTATCCATTGGGAACTAAAAAAGACAAAAACCAAAAAACGTGTTCACTCAAATGCATGGCAGTGTTCTTTTCTGGGCCTAATGGTTCTAACTGGCAAGGCGGCGAATACATATCTGAATCAACGAACCACAAGATGGTATTGATTGGAAGACGAAAGGGTTACGTAGGCAAATATACAGCGGAGCATCGTTTAGTCGTTGCCAAATATATTGGAAGGCTTTTGGAAAGAGATGAAGTTGTTTTACATATAAATAGTCAACCACTAGATAACAGACCATCTAATTTGTTTTTGTGCGAAACAAGAAGTGAATATGGTTATAGAAGGCATGGAAGTTTGCCTTGGCCTACAACAAGTAACTTAGATAAGTTTAAAGAAACAGAAAAAAAGCTGAAGGAAATAAAACATGACGCCAGAAGAAAGAACAAAAGCGCAGTTTGAGCAGCACGATAAACAGTTTAAACAGCGTGAATGGGTAGCATTGACGAAAGAGGACATCGCCTACCTTGGTATTCATACAACGGACATGTACCCTGATGAGTTCATTAAATACGTGGAAGCAAAATGCAGGGAGAAGAACGCATGACACAAGATGAAATCATTGAGATGGCAAGAGATGCTGATTGGGGCCATGCTTCTGCAAACCTATATGCGCCAGCCCTTGAGCGCTTTGCCAAACTGGTAGCAGCTAAAGAACGTGAGGCGTGTATTGAAATTGCTGAAAAGCAACGCTATGCAATGTACATAAGTTTGACTTCTCACCCGCCTCAAAACGGCACAGCAGTTGGAATTGCAAATCAAATCAGAGCAAGGGGACAAGCAGAGGAGAAGAACACATGAAGCAAATACTTATGCCGGTTGAGCTAATAGAAGAAGTTATAAAAATCATAGAAGGGAATATGTGCGGCCCTGCTTTGTATCGGCTGTCTGTGATTAAAGAACTTAAAAAAGCACTACTAGAAGGTTTACCACCAACTAAAAAAGGGAAATGAGATGAAACAACATATGCTTTTACAAATACCTGTACCTTTTGAGGAACCTGAGTTCCACCTGCGCGATTGGTTTGCGGCTCACGCAATCTTGGTTGCAACCTACGACTGGTCCCCGGAAAAGATTGCTGAATATGCTTATGAAATGGCTGACGCTATGATGGAGGCAAGAAAGAAATGAAAAAACTATTCCTTCTCTTAAGCGTCGCTTTAATCGCAGGATGTTCAACCTCGCGTCCGGTAGAAGACAGCCCACGTTATCTCCCTGCTGTTAAACCTGAGCCCCTTATTGGCAAACTTAAAGGTTGGGATGGTGCTACCGCTATGAGCGATAACGAAGTCCTACAGGCATCTAAACAATGCATGTACGCGAAGCTGGTCCCAAACGTAGAGTACACTGCCGTTCGTTTAGATACCGGCGGCAAAACCCTCGTACCGATAGCCGTACACTGCGAGCATAACTGATGTACCGAAACAAGAAGCTGTTAGAAGTTGTACGCAAAGCACCGTGCCAACACTGCGGGGTCATAGATGGAACCGTAGTGGCGGCACACTCTAACCAACAGCGTGATGGTAAGGGCAAGTCGATTAAGGCAGCGGATTACCGTATCGCTGCCCTATGCTATTGCTGTCACGCCGAGTTAGATCAAGGCTCCAAGATGAGCAGACAAGAGCGCGTAGAGATGTGGGAAGAAGCGCATCGCAAGACAATAGGATGGTTGTTCGAGAACCTTATTCTTGACGTGAACGAACCGCGTCATTGAACTGTTTCATAATCCGTGTCTTGGTTTCCTCGATATTCTTGAGTCGATCAACATCGGGTTCTTCTCCTCTTAGTTCTGCCTGCTTCTGCAATTGCTGCTTCATTTTGTTCAGCTTCAGTATCTGATTGTGAACATTGTCCGCAGCTTTATACATGGCAGCTTCAGGGTTTTCCCGAACCACTTCCGCAGGATCTCCTGTACCGGGATTCTTGGCTCGACCTTCTATCTCTGCTTTGTATCCAGCCATGCGCTCTGCATTCTGATAGAACCGATTCGCTATCGCTTGTTGAGACTCGGTATCCCCGATTAACTTACCGACGATTGGAACCCTATACAGGGGCTGCTCTTCTCCGGTCGTTGCGCTCTTAGCCGTCTCTACGGCTTTCATAGCCTCTCTGCTGACACCGCCGAAGTATTGACCCATCATGTAATCTAGGTCGTCACCTGTAGGGCTTAACGCGCCTTTTTGATACTCTGTGCCACCAGATGCTAGGTTCATAAACTCGGCTAGGTTCTTATTAATGAACGAAGCATTATCTCTGGAACGTAGATAGCCGGGTGTAGGACGTCCGGGTTGGTCTTTGCGTGAGATAGGACGACCAAACGCATCCTCGTTTGCATACTCAGACACAATCGGACGTAGAGCTGTTGGAGTAAGTTCTAATGCCAATGGCCCGCCACCCAAAGGGTTAAATGCACTGAGCATTGAACTTGCAATGTCCATTGCCTTCTTCCCTGCTCCGGCGTTACTCCGCTGCAATCCAGCTTGTGCCAACGCATATTCAGTCAAGTTGCGACTAAAGTTTGGAATAATGTTTAAGCCGGGAGGCATAGGTATCTTTAGGTATGTGCCGTCACCCGTTGGAAGGATGAAGTTCTTTTCCTTCTCATATGCAGGGATATCTTCATCATCAAAACCAGCAGCGGCAAGCGCCATAGCTTGAGCCGTACCAAGCGCTAGGCCGCCTGCAACAATCTTGCGACCTGCTGGGCTATTTAATGTCTGAGCCAAACGATCTGTACTTTGTACGGCAGCATTAAAGAATGAGAATACGGATGAGAAGTATGGAGTTAACTGACCCTTCTGGTTAAAGTTAACCGTGATGTTGTTGGCAAGCTGTGCCGCCTTGTCAGGAGACATGCCGTTCGGAAATGCTTTGTTCCGCAATTCCAAGGCATTCTTAAACGCTGCTAAACGCACAGCGTTTTCCATACTGTCGTTGTAGTCTGATAGCCAGCCCATCACTGACTTGGTTGCTTTACGAACGTTGCTTGGGTTTAAGTCCCGCAACTCCTTAGCTAGGATGTCCACTTTCCCTTCGCTGTTTCTTAAACGGTCTGCAAACTCTAGCTTGCCACCAGACTTCTCAAACTGTTTGTAAAGGTCAGCCCATTCACCAGTTGTTGTTTCCCCGTTTCGTCTGGCACGTAACTCTGAATAGATAGTTTTCAGAGCGGGCAAAGTATCAGCCGCAACCTTGGCTTTACTTTGAGCAAGCGGAGTAGATACTAAGTTAACAACACCGCCCACGGAGTCACGCATAAAGTTCCATGCGCCAAACACAGGGTTGAATTGGGTATTGATGGAGGATAGATAGTTCGTAAACTTAGCAATGGGTCGCATGAACGGCGGGATCTGAACGGCATCCGCATTCTTAAGCGCACCCACCATTCTCATGGCTGTTTCATTGCCCGTGTTGAATATGATGTATCTATCGTTGCCATTTATACGAACAGGTAGCACGTTCGCAGCGCTACGGATGGCAGGATCCATGCGGTACTCAGCTAAACCAGTGCGCTCGTTGATTGTCCCTTTCTTTGGGGGGGCCATGATCCGATCGGCAAGGTCAGGATCAAGACCCATCTTCTGTAGTTCTGCTTTCAACAGATGAGGATTTTTAACAACATCTGGATTCACGACCGTGGCAAAACCCGGCATCGGATGCTGCAAGAGTTGCCCGTACAATGCACGACCGACCTTGATATCCTCTGCACGATTGATTGCCCGCTCACGCTGGAGCATCACGTTTTCAAGGATGTCACCAACCGTCTTAAGAGAGCCTACGGCCCTACGCGAAGTATTTCCAGATGATCCAATGCCGCCACCCGTTCCACCATGATGAACGAAGTTAAGTTCTTCATCTATACGCTGAAGTGGTACGTAATCACCATAAGTTTCGCGCCAGCTTGCTATTGTTGCAGGAGTCTCTTGACCGCTTGCTACAAGCATATCTTGAGTTTTTTCTATAATTTTACGAACGTCTTTAGCCAAACTTTCAAACTTGGCTTTCTGTTCGGGAGTCAGGCTATCAAGATACTTTTTAGCGTCATCCGTATGGATGCCGGAACCAGAATCTTTTATAGCGGGATTTTTTAACTGAATCTCGCCGTTCTCATCTTCGTATTCGTTTGTCTTGTTGTTCTGGTTGTTACGCTCTTCTGCATGCTTGTTGTGCAGGTATTCATCAAGTTGATCTTGCGTAACACCCAAACGGTCCATCTTTTGAGCCAATGGGCGAAGTTCTTTTTCTCTGAACTCTTTCGACACATCGGACCTTCTGTTGGTCGAGATTGAATGCTGGAGCCATGCATTGAACTCGTCAGCCATCTTGCCACCGTTCTTGATGATGGCATCGTGCATGTTCTTAAGATCAACATACTTGTTAACCATGTGATACATAAACTTGTTTAACCGCTCTGGGTTTATGTTTTGCGGTGTAACAGGCTTTTGTTCAGTTACCGCCTCAGAGACTTCGTGTTCTTTTGGAGCGCCGGTTTCTTCACCAAGTTCTTGCCGACTCTTGGGTGTTTTTATCTTGACGCCGGGACGAGACTCGTCTGGCATAACATGAACTTTCCCGGTCAAGCGCTCACCAAGGTCCATGATTTTGCTTAATGCATCATCACTAGATTTTGTTAAGCCAAGCAACTTACGCACGGAAGATACAAACGAACTCCATGCTGTTTCTTCATTAGGAAGCTTAATCTTCTTAAGTATTTCTTGGACTGGGCGATCAACCATAGCCCACGTAATCAATTCTGTTGGATGAGAGAATATGTTTCCGCCAATACGCTTAAGTTCTTTTCCCTGCGGGATCTTCTTTATGTACTTAAACAAACTATCTAGTTCTTCAGCAGCTTGAATATGCTGAGGATTAGACTCACCGTAATCAGCATACCCTTTTGCCGCACGGTAATTCCGCTCAGTCGCCGAGTGAACTATTTCATGCGTAATCGTTGATAAATTGTTCCCGTTTGCGTTTGGGATAATCCGAATATCATGTCGTATTGTGTTATATATTCCGCGAGCCGACCTTCTTCTATTGTCAATCTTGATCTTTACATCCTTCACTTCAGGAAGGATGCGATCCAGTATTTCTTTGATATCAAGTGGAACAAAGTCACGGATACGTTTAACAACGTCGGCTACTGTCTTGTCTTTAGCAAGCTCACTTACGGATACCATGCTCTTGCGTGGATCAATTCGGTTGGTCCCTGCTTCAGGATCATCCATGTAAGTCAGATCAATGCCTTTTTTTCTAGCAGTTTCTATATGTTGATTAAGTGTTTCAGTTAACAGGTCAGGATTATTTTTTGCTTCCTTGATCTCTTGTTCCGTGCCAAACTCAAAGTCATGCAGCGGTCTTCCGTTTGCATCTTCCCGTCCTCCGGGAGCAGCTTTAGTCAGCTCGACAGGTTTAGCTACTGTTCCTCTAGCAAGATCTATAAGCTCAGGTACGCTACGTTTAGGTCTTTCCCCAAACATATCCTCTGAACCGCTCATGTGTTCCTCATGAGCAAACTTTGCTAAGTTCGTTAGGAAGTCTGATGTTCTCTTAGGTGATCCCGTATGTTCTGCAAACGTCCTGAAAATGTTAGAAGCCAGTTCGCTATCCCCGATTTGCGGAAGTTTTACGCGATCCTTCAAGCTCATCTTGTTTCGCGTTGCGTTGATTGCCATCTCAGCAGCATCAGCTACGTGCGATTTGATTTCGTTATACGCGGTGTTATCTAACTGCATCATGTGCGGAGCAGCTTTAGCTAAGGCGTTTACAACGGTCTTAGCCTCTGGATCTACCGCAGAGTATGCAAGCTCAGTTAGCGCGTCGTTGTCGTATGCCTTATGGAAGATAGCCGCATTCATACGGTCTATCGCCTTGGGCGTTACCGTGCCATCTTTGTTCAGCATCCCTGCCTGTTCAGACATTGGCATAGCATTGATAAATTTACGAACCGCATCAGGGCTTACACCGTTTTCCCCAATATCCAGTTTAGACAAATCAATCCGGTTAGCATCATTCTTAGCCATCTCGATGGGACTAAGTTCTAACCCTAACGGAGTATTAGTAAGGTCACCCCAGTTTGGTCTGCTCAATACCTGATCTGGATGCGTCACGCGAACGAGCATGGGGTTGTCTAAGCTTGCTATCGCGTTTGGATCTATTCCATGCAGGTTATCTGCGGACAGAGATGCGCGATAGGCATCTGCATTCCCACGTTGATGAGCAGCCTGTAAACCCGCAGCGCGACCATTTCCTGCCGCTACTTTGAGTCCGCTTGCATTTGGGTTGTTGTAGTCGGGTACAGGTGATCCGTCAGCGTAGTGCGAAGGGATAACGCTGTTTGCTTCAACAGCCGCATAAGTAACAGGTACTTTAGATCCATCGGTAAGCGTAACGGTGTCTGTTCTTCCAACGTGCTCTGGGTTTATAGGTGCTCGTAAGTTTTGACCGTAAACAATCGGAGCACCATCTGCCGCTGAACGTGAAACGCTAACCTGACCGTAATCAGGATTGGCAGCGATAGACTGCATCTGAGCAATAGACTGGTCAGATGTTCTGTCTCTGTTTTGGATTACAGCTGCTTCACCACCTACAGTTGGAGCTTCCGTTCCTAACGATGCAGTTTTAAATGGTTCTGGCGCATTTACTGTTGCGACAGGTTCTGGCTCAACAGAAGTAGCGGTCGGTTCAACAGCAGGAGTTGGCTCAATCGGAGTCGGTGCTGTGACAGGAGCAACTTCCGGTGGTGGAGGCTCTTTTCCAGACGGAGCGTTTGGTTTTGTGAGTTCTGCAAACGCAGCTTCATTATCTTGATAAGGTGATGCGGAAACTTTATCCGTAGGCTCAGTCGGTTCTGCCGGAGTAACGGGAGAAACCTCTGGAGCAACTTTTGGTTCGGCCTTAACACCAGTAATGCGTTCACGCAATGCACGACCCGGAGCCCCGGCTGCACGTCCCAATCCTGTTTCTTTTGTTCCTGCTGCACCTAGAGCTGTAGATAGTAAAGCAGAGTAAGGATCAACCGTTCCTGTGGTTAGAAGTTGTTGACCAACATCTAATCCACCTGCAAATGTACCGCTAAGTGCAGATTGCCCCGCTATTTGTTTAGCGATGGCAGCCTTTGCCTCTGGTGCTACGTTCTTGCTAAACAAGCTTGCAATCCCTTCAACATCTGGTCGCATGGTAAGCAGATTAGGAATGATATCCCCTGCCATAGATGCATACGGATGTTGCTCTTGACCTGCCGTCCTCTCGGCTTCCCCTAAACCTATCGCTTTAGCCGTTTCAGGGAAGCTTTCTAGCGCTTTATTTTGTAGATATTGAGCGCCAATACCTGCACCTAGTAACGCACCGCCCGTTAGAAGTAAACCAGCCTCAGCAGGCAACGCAGCAACTGCGGATGCCCCGCCTACAATAGGTAAAACGTTTTCTGCCGCACGAGTTAAGAATGCTCGGCCTGAACTTACTTCAGGGTTTTCTGGCCTCAAGTCATTTGGAAGTCCTTCCGGACGAGGGTTCTCAGGCTTAAGATCATCCGGGAGGTCTTTGAGTGCCATAATTTTTTACTTGTATTCTTGTCCGGTTTGCGTGTTCCACCATGATTGAGTCTTGTCGCTCCACTGCGCTCCTTGAGGTACATTAGTTGGGCGTGGTGGCGTATAAGGCGTTGCAGGTTTATTTTCTGCTGCTGTATTTGCTGGAGCAGATGGGCCAAAAGTTCTTTCCCACCAAGATGGTGTTTTTGGGTTAACAGGAGGCTTCTCCAGCAATGGTCTGGGCTGATAAAGTTCTCCTGCGCCCTGACGGGTATGAATTGCTCTAGCTTCGTTCTCAACTGCTTGGTGTAGACGTTTGTATTGTTCGTACACTTCAGGTTTACTTAGGTCAGCAGCCCCAGTTAAAGGATTATTCAAGAATGCTACCTCAGCATCAGAGGCTTTCTTCAGAGACTCGCTATTCTTAAGTGCATTTGTTAAGTCTTCACGTTTCTTAATTTCTTGCTGTTGTTTAAGCGCTTCTTTTCTATCTGCGTTAGCGCCTCTTTCACGCTCCAGCGCCGCATTTGCTTCTATCATTTTCGCTTTAGCATTGCTTTCCTCTACAGCCAGCTTTCTTGGAGACTCAGTCGTTTTCAATGCAACTTCTTCTTTTGCAGCTAACGCCGTAATTTCTTTAGACTGAGAGTCTTTTATCTTTGCCTGAACTTCTTGTTGCGCCAGATAGCTTGTCTTAAAGTCTTTTAGTGCTTGCTTTTTCTGGTTATTCCACTCTATACCCATCTTCGCATCGTCGCGCGCGCGGGCATCTTGAGCCATAGCGTCTGCTTTCCAGAACTCCATAGCTGCTTTATCCTCTGCGTCTTGTATTTCACGTTGTTTATGTACAAGTTCTGTACGCGCTTTCATCCCGGCAGAGGCAGCGCCAGCAAAACCTAAAGCAGGGTTGGCTCCGGAATATGCTGTTGCAAAAGCAATCAGCCTTTCCATTGCGTCTTGCTTATGATTCTCAGCTTGACGTGCTTCCATCGCGCGTTGTCTATCCTCTAATGCAGACAATGGATTTTCTTTAACTCCAGCCTTCTTAAAATAATCTTTCATTTCCTGAAGGCTCTTTGGCAAATCATCAGGAACAGCATCTGGTTGAACTTCTCCAAACATATCAACCAATTTCTTCGTTGCTGTTGCAGCTTGCGTCGCAGGCGATGCTTTCGCTTCACCGCTTTGAGCGCCCTCTGCTCCTTTTATTCCAGCGGCAGGAGCGGTAGCTGTAGATGTTCCTAAAGGAGTGAACCTTGGATTTTCCGCAGTTGCGTTGTCAGCAGTAACCTTTTTGATTGCAGCCAATGCTTGTGCATCTGTAATACCGCTAGGTCCACCGGGGGCTCCAGCTTGTCCGGCTAAGGTATCTAATGAACTGTATGGCAACGCAGGTGTTTCATCTGGCGCTTTAATTGCAGGACCGCTTGGCGTTCCCGGAAGACCTGCAATCCCAGCCTGTGTGTCTAAAGAACTGTAGTTAGTTGGGCCAGCCTGTTCCGGTGCTTCTACCGCAGGTCCACTTGGTGTCCCCGGCAATCCTTGAATTCCGGCTAGAGTATCTAATGAACTGTAGTTCGTGGGTCCAGCAGTTTCCTCAGCAGTAGCTTCTTCTCCTGCTCCGCCTTGTGACCCTGCTGCGCTAGGAATTCCTGCTGTCTCTACAGGAGTACTATACCCAATGGTCGAAGGCGGGGCGTTCGGACTTATTACTGTCGGCCCACTAGGGCTTCCCGGTGCTCCCTGAACCCCTGCAACAGAACCGTTTAGTTGAAGGAGATCCGCTAACTTTTGATTAGCCTCATAAGCCTCACGCTCTCTTCCTGACATATAAGCCGTAGGATTCTCGCTTGCAGGAAAGTCTTCTACAGTTTCCTCAGCTTTACCGCCTTCATCAAAAGCAACAATTCCACCACCCGCATAGTTGTCAGCATGGAACATATGATGCAAAGGCATAGAAGCCAATCCACCATGAGCCATAGGAACGGCTGGTGCTTGTGGTGCTTGCGGAACTCCCTGCGGCCCCTGAACCTGTTTCATTCTGGCATAAGCTTCTTCAGGAGATTGTTGTATGGCCCCGACAGGATTAACTTGTCCAGCAGGAGCCGCCACAGGATTAACTTGTCCAGTAGGTGCGGCTACAGGATTGGTTCCTTGCTGTGGAGCAGTTGGATTTGTTGCAGCTTGCGGGGCAAGCGGATTTGCTCCTTGTTGAGCCGTCAAAGGATTAACTTGCCCTAGCGATCCTAGTCCTTGCTCAATTTGATTTTTAACTGTTGGTTGCTGTGCGGGGACTGGTTGCGCAAGTTGCTCAAGTTGTTTGCGACGATTTAATTCCCCAAGTGCCATATACGAAGGAACTTCTGGATTCGCACCATTGGCATACTTCATTAAGTCTTGATTAGTAACGATAGGGCTTTGCAGGCTTGCCTGTACTTGAACCAAATTTAACATGGTTATCCCCCCGTCCCAAAGAAACCTTTAAGTGAATCATAAGCAGTTTGCAATGCAGGTAAATCGTTTACCAGTGAAGCAACTGTTCCGCCTGCTCCGACCAAGTTTTGTGATGTTGATGGGGCTTGTCCGTAAATCGCAGAGGTACTTGAGGGTAAAGCCGCTAATATTCCTGACTGCATCTTCAACATCTGTTGTGGATACTGTAGTTGTTGTAGGTACTGATTGTATGAAGCTGTATCCGCAGCTTGTGCCAAAGCTTGTTGTTCGCTTCCAGCTTTTTCTTGCGCCTGCACGTCTGCAAGTCCATATTGTGCTTGATTCGTAGCATTCTGACCAAGAGCTTGATTTGCTGTTGTTGCAGCCTGTAACCCTTGTAAACCTAACGATGATTGATATTGATTTGCTGTTTCTTGTGCTTGCTGAGTTTGTAAGTTGCGAGCTTGATCTGCGTTGAACTGGTTCATTGCATTGTTGTACGCAGTGTTATAACCAGAACTGATCAAAGAATTAGCAGCAAGATTATTGTTTAGAGCATTCTGAGATTCTTCTATAGCTTGACGACCTCCACCAAAAGCTCCCGCCTGAGCCATTGTTGCGCCAAGCTGACTGTTTTGTTGTCCTAGTTGTTGATTTAATAGCTGAAGTTGTGGCTGCAAAGAGGCTTGCAAATACGGATTCATGTACTGCTGTGCAGCGTCTGAAGTAAAGTTTTGATTTGTAAACGTTGTTGGAGTAAACGTATTGCCAATGTTTTGAGCTTGTGTTGCTACGCTTCCAAGGTTATTACCAGCCGCCGCCATCCCGCTAGGCAGTGTTAAATTAGCCAGCCCTTGAAATGCTTGGTTTTGTAATTGAGAAGGTCCGGCAGCAAGCTCTCCGGTAAATTGTGGCATCGGAGCTGAACCAAGTGCCTGAGCTTGATTTACAACTTGATTTGCTAGAGGTTGAGCATATGGAGAAACCCCCGCTTGCGTATAGCTAGTAGGCGTTGCGTTTAAGTTTTGCGATGTCATGAAATCACTTAGTACAGACATGATCTTTCCTTATGCTGGCATGTAGTTGTTGGCTTTGATCTGCTTACCCTGTTTAGGATTGCCAGTTCTAGCCTTCCTAACTCGTTCCATCATTTTGTATAACACTTTAGATCCTGCTTCTGTAGAGCCATTGCCTAAATGAGATACCACATCCGCTGGAATCACAAACTCCCCATCGGCTAAACGAGCTGGTTGCTTATGCCCTATCGTAGCTGGAATATTATCAGACATTCCGTCACCCGGCCCCTTTAAAAGACGTCCACCGTCTGAGTAAGAACCAAGGTTATAAATTTCTCCGCCATGAGCATAAGAGTTGTCTTCGGCTACGTTTGTTTGTGTCGAAGGAACGTTATGCGTCATTCCACGAGCGTCTACGGAATAAGCTTGGCTTACATCGGTATCGCCGGGCAAATACATTCCTTGTCGCGGATCAGGTGTCCGGTTTGCTCCAACGTAACGACCGGCTTCTTGAAGCATATAAGCAGGTAATCCTAACAGAGACTCTTGATGCGGCTGACCCGGAACATACTGAGCATTTGGGCCTAAATTATTAACGGGTAGTTCTTCTCTTGGAGCGAACTCAATACTTGGCCTCGTGAAGAAATCCGTGATGTCATTAAAAGTTGAATTACCGCTTACTCCGGTTCGATCACCTCGCTTCGGTTGTGAGACTAAAGATCCATGCGTTTGACCGCTGAATGCAGGAATCCCGTGATCATAATATGTTGTTGGTGTCACAGATTGATTGGACACCATTGTAGGCATGCCGCCATTTGAAAACTTTTTAGGTATAGACGCAAGGCCGCCGTGAGCGAACCCAGAAAAAGTTGGATTTAAATATTGATGTCCCATAGCGGATCCTGTTGGGTGGGTGTACGCACTATAATTCCAGTTTAAGACTGGATTAGAAGCAGGTGATGATGTTGATGTTCCCGTTACATTCGGGCTTGATGAGCTACTCCCGCCGCTTACAAGACCAACAAGACCTGCTGACGCAGCTAAAGCTTTTGCAATCCCAGAAAGGTTGTTTCCCGCATTGCCTGCAATAGCCGTTCCTTGTGTTGGCGTTAACGCATTTTGTATCGTTGAACTACTTGTAACATTTCCTGTCGTTGGGTCAACGTTCGTAGTTGTTTGTGAATTATCTACGTAGTTAGATGTTGTCCCAAGAGGAACTTGTGACATTCCGCTTGTATCTTGAAATATAGGAGTTCCAGTAGATCCGTTCTGTGCTGTGTTAATACCAGTTGGTAAGTTTACTGGCGCTGTTGCTGCTGTTACCGGGCTTGATGTGACATCTGCACCGCTTACTCCTCCGGCAGACGGAGTTACCATTTGCGTTTGATTGTCACCCGTTCCAAAGTTTGTTGTGATTCCAGCCTGAGATCCATCCGTAGTAAACGTGGGTGTACTCGTAGATCCATTCTGCGCCATGTTCACGTTATCGGCAGGATTTGGATCACCACCCGTTGAACCAATCGTTGGCGAAGTAACCCCCAATGAACTTCCTAATCCAACTAAACCAGACAAAACTCCAGCAGGATTGTTATCCTGTGCTGCTTTCACTGTGTTTACAGCTTGGTTTGCTGTTTGCACATCTTGAACTACTGGATTAGATGCTACATCTTGAGCCGCACCTATAATTTGAGACCCAAGAGATGGAGCTACTGCTGCTGCCGTTCCAGCCGCTGAATATGCCGCAGGAATTGCTCCGCTAGATGTGATAACAGATGATCCGGAAGGAGCAAACGTGGCTATATCTGCTGCACCCTCAGCCGCTGTAAACCCAGACAACGCATCTCCTAGTGCCGCACCTATTCCGGGTAAAGCCAATCCAGCCAATACTGGCAATGCCATCTGTGCAATACCACTCAACATTCCACCGCCAGCACCAGACTGATAGGTCATCATCTTAGATGGATCTATGGGTGCTACTGTGCCTGTCGCTGGATCTGCGCGGATATAGGTATTAATTGATCCTTCAGATTGTGGGTTAGCAAATGAAAATTGATATACGCCATTTTGTTGAGAAGGGGATACGTTATTTGCTACTACGTTACCTGTTGCTGAGTCTATAAGGTTGTAACCACTGGCTCCGTAGTTAGCTCCAAATGGATTGTTGTTTTGAGTAGGAGCCTTAACCATAACCAATGTGCCGGCTTGAGAAGCTCGCATCAACTGGTTATAGGTATCGTTCCCAGCAACGTCTACATTGGAACCATACATCTGGACACTAGGATCATTTCCACGTCCGGGTATACCCATTTGTGCATATGGGATTGCATTTGATGGAGCAGGAGCAGGAGCAGGAGCAGGGGCAGGAGCTGGAGCTGGAGCTGAATTAGGGTCTACTAAAGCTGCACGGTTAGGATCGCTTTTTATAATGTTCTCTAAGCTTCCCTGAATAAGATCTGCTTGCTTTCCTTGATTAATATAGTCTTTAACTACCCCTGTGTTTAGGTACGGATTTGCATTTAGAAAATTAACTATATCTGAATCAGAATATCCAGCCTGTCGTGCAGCAACGTAATCCGCTGCGCCAAATCCAGCTCCTGCACCATATATACGAGAAATTTCGGAAAGGCTTTCTCCTTGCGTAACAGGATTAGCCAATAAAGGTAAACGATTTGCGTCACTTGCCCCTATGTTTGGTGTGCCTGCTGCAATTAAATCTGCCTGCTTTCCTTGCGTAATAAGGTCTTTTGCTGCTCCCGTGTTTAGATATGGATTTGCATTTAGAAAATTAACTATATCTGAGTCTGTATATCCTGCTTGCAATGCTGCAATATAATCTGCGCCACCAAATCCAGCCCCAGCCCCATAGATACGCGAGATGTCATACAGACTTTGGCCCTGTTTTACCGGGATTGATAATGATGGTAAGCCTGTGTTTGCCATGATTAGTTAGCCGCTCCAGAAATCAACAAACCCTCTACTTGAATGCCTACAGGGACAGAGCCTGTTACGGATACTTGAAATTGTATATCTGTTCCTGCCGTGTAAACTAATGGCGTTACTTGCGTTACGCTATATCCCGGATACTGAATAGGCGATGGATTACTTATATTCAATACGCCAGCATTTGCGCTATATATACGGAATGTTCCGTAGTTAGAACCGCCTGCCGCTACAAACGCTTGTTGCCTTGTTATATACAGTGTAAATCCGGTTGGAACCGTGTAAACAGACATGTTACTACGTCCGTTTGATACGCTAGAACCATTTTGCGTAGTCAGTCCTATTGTGGCATAAACTGTTGTTATAGAAGAGTTTGATGGGCCAATCGTCACTGATCCAACAGCGCTTGTTGTGCTTGTCACGCTTATACTATTTATCCTCAAATACGTATTTACCGTAGAAACGTAAGCAGTTCCGTTTAACGTAACTGTTTCGCTAATGGGCGCATAAGTTGAATTTAATCCAGACACTAATACTTGTACTGCTGTATCAGATGCAGATGAACTTGTTAAGTATTGGACCGCAGCAGAGCCGGGATAGGTTGGGTAGTAACTTGCGTTTTCCCATATAGGATAATAATTAGTTGCTGGCAAAGCAGCTTGATATCCATTGATGGCAAAAGACGTAACTCCTGTAACTAAACCACGCGCAACTTGATACGTTGCTGGAAGCGCAGACGCCGATTCATTGCTTGATGTAGTTACGAAGTTGGTCATATTTGGGTACACATTTATGGTCATACTGCTTGTCCTCCGCTTGCGATAATCGTACAGCCTGTCGCGCTTGCAGAGACTTGTACAGTCTGGCTAGTTAACAATAATTGCGATCCGGTCCATTGCAAAGTGCTGTTCCCCGGAATAAGTGCTCCATAAAACAATGCGTTGCTGGTTGAAGCCGTTGATCCGCTGGGAACCAAATAAACATTAACCGATATCTGAGCTGCTGTTGTATTGCAAATATCAATGTCCTTCAAATACACCAAAGACAAAGTAGGGACTGTATACACCGTTGTTGCAGATGTAGTTATCGCCGCTTGTCCTAACTGTATAGGAGTAACGTTTTGATAATTTGCCATTACATGTCAAGCCAAGTCAGAGTAGTGAGCGATGAAATATCATTCGCGCTAGTCTGAACAGATGAAGTAATTCCGTTAAAGTACAAACGCAAGACGTTGGTAAGAACGTTAAGATATTGTTGGCTAAAGTTATTTTCTGGTAATGGCAGGTTTGGTACTGCTGGAACTAAGTTATTGCTCATGTATTTCCCCTTCTTCCATCTGGACGGATGTTGATACGTGGCGCTCCAAGCTGCCATTGAACTCCAAGTAACCCACTGCTTTCTATTCTAAAAATTAACTGCCTTCCTCGTACACGACAAGGAACGGTTCCGGTAAATTTCTCAATCACTACTTGTGAATAACTTAATGATGCGGGGACGCCTGCTGTCGTTTGGATTACAGAGTTACTGTTTTGCCCACCAGAAAGTAATTTGTCTTGATTGTTTAAACCGGAACCTGAGTTTTGCATTCCAACTAAAGACATCACAACATATGGGTTTGATGCAGTTGATCCATTAAATCTAACGTCTGGAAGCATTTGCCATACAAAAGAAAACCGATCCCCGTCTTCAATATCAAATTCAGCAGTTTGAATATATGACGTCATGGGTAGAGGTGTTCCAGTTGTGTTGTCATCTGTTCCATATTCATGGAATAAAAGCTTCCCTACTGGATTTGAAATGTTTCCCGACGTTTGATATCCAGAAGGATATGCTGCAATAGGATATACGATTAATCCCGTTGCTACCCATGAAGTTCTAGATATGTATCCAAAGTACCATGCATTATCTATATAGTTATAAATAACATATGTATCTGGTGCATTCGTTGCATTTGCCGAACAATAAAACCACCATACTTCATTAAATGCTTCATTTGTTCCTGCGTAAACTTGATAGTTTTGATTTGAATTTATATTGCTGAAAATAAATTCACGCAGATCACATTGCAATGTTTGTACCGTACCATTGTATGAATAAAACTTACCATTACCCATCCAATATACAACTCCTGAAGCTAATGCCATTGCATTTGGGCCAAGGATTGAAGTATCGGAACCAACAAGCTGCGCACCCCAAACAGTAGGGGGTCCAAGATATTGAAGCGAATATACTGAAGAATCTGTAAAAACAACAATCTCTTGACGTGTTTGTATAAACCCTACAATAGTTGAGCCAT